AAACCTGTCCAGTCTGTGATAGGTATAATCTATCCTTCAGGGATGGCACCCAAGCCTTCCACCAAAAACCAGGGTCATCAGTTTCGATTTTCCCCGTATCAGCCTTAACCCTACCAACCCTTTTACCCTCGTAGAATATTAAGTAATCATCGCTTCTTAACTTCGGCTCAGTGCCCACAAATTCAAAGTCAGGCATTATTTTAACAGTTGCGTCTTTCCCATAACCCGCTGGAAGTGAAGGTCTGGGAACTGTAAAATCAACGCCCTGAAGGAACTCCCTGGTTAATTCTGGCTCAATCTTCGGAACTTCAGGAGGGCGTTCAGCAACCTTAGTTACTGGAGGTTTCTCCTCTGGGGGTTCCTTTAATTCAAATGGATTTCGTCCTAAAACCATTAAAAACCTACCGTCTGAATCCTTGGTTGATACGCCCAAGGTCGTGCACCCATACCAAAGGGGTATCTTGTAGCATATTCCTCTCTTAATTCAGGCTTCCTTTCCCTTAGACGCTCTGCCCAGGTCTTTTCATATTTTACCTTAGCCTCTGCAGGATACAACCCAGGATACTCTTCTCGCTTAAATGGATATTCTGCCTTAAACCGACTAACCAAACTGGGATACTGAGAACTAAACCAGTCCTTCCAAGGTTGTGCACCACCTAAACCAGCCCTCTCTTTCTCAAAGGCTGTTTCATACTCAGGCTGTGGGGCGTATTGCCAAGCCCTAGCCATTCTCCGCCTCCCAACCCTCACTTCTTCTGCTTCTTCCCTCTTCTCAATATAAGCAGTTACTTGCTCTTGTTTTAATTCTCCTGCTTTTACCCTGTCTTTCCAAGTTTCTAACTGCCATTTGGGGATATTCCCAATACCTACTTCGCCAGTTTCTTTTAGGCGGGCAATCTCTTCTTTTCTTCTCCTTGCCAATGCCTCTGGTGCTGTTTCTACCCCACCATAAAAGAGTTCTGTTTCTGCTCGCCCAACCCGACTGCTAAGCTCATTCCAAATATCACGAGCTTGGAATTGAGTTATGTAACCAGTGGACATCCATTTCCTTAATTGACTTTCAACCTTAGCAGAACTTCCACTGAGCATCATAAGTGCTTGCCAATCAAGGTCGGCTGGCCACTTCTCAGCCGTTGGGCGACCCCTAGGTAGAGGTTCTGGTTCTTTTTGATAAACATAGGTAAAGAAATAATTAAGGTAACTGCGCTGATGTTCAGGTGGCAGCGTTTTATAATACTCAACCACTTCAGTCCCATAGGTTTCACGAAGCCATTTCCAGAAACCGCTCTTTTCAGGCTCAGGCCCTATATAATCTGGATATTCCCATTCTTTAATTCTTGCTGGGACTACTACATCTGGTTTTTCACCATCAGGCATTATCCTAATCCCCCTTGCGTCTCTTCATATAGTCATTAAAGACATTACCCCAGTATTCCTGTGTCGTAGAACCCCATACTCGTGTTATCTGATTTGGTTGCCTTATATTGGGTTGAGGAGGTCTGGGATATGCACTGTGAATAGCATTTCGCTTCCTCTGAAACGCATAAGGTTCAGTTTTCTTTGTAAGTTTTTCGTTCCAATTAACCATTAGATACCACCTCCCATTTCAGGCGGAGGTGGCCTCTCCGTGGGGGCTTCTTGGGGCATTGCCCCCTGTTCCATACCCTGTGTCTGAGCCTCTTCCTGCATTTGAAGGTTATACATATCCTGCATTAGTTGACCTGCCTCATCTTCCCTACCCTGTTTCACAAGAGCCTGAATTGCCCTAACCATTGCTAATTTGGGGCTGTGCTCTGCCATCTCTATTGCTGACAAATCACCCAATCCCTTCGGGTCTGGCAATTTCAGGATATACTCTTGTATAAATCCATCAGGCAATCCTTGCCTCTTAGCCATATCAGCAATTTGGTAGGTGTCCATCTGTGTCCACGGAGTTCTAGCGGTAAATTCTACCTTGATAATATGTGCCCTCTTTAGGTCTGGAGGGGTGATTTCATCTTCAAAGTATTTATTCTTTAATTGTCCTTGAATCTTAAACTTCCTGATTTTATCTCCACCAACGCCACCAGCCAGTAATTGTTCTTCAACCAAGCGACATATATTGCTGTAAAAGGAGTTGAGATTTCTAAGTTGCGGATTAAATACCCTGTTACTCGTTTCTTGAACCAAGTTATACAAAGTCCCCGAAGGGGGTGGACTTCCAACATTTATATCAGGGAGCGAGCCTCGCACCCGCTTGGATTCTGCCCAATTTACCAGATTAACTAAGGTTGCTGAAATCTCCTTCATTGGCACTTCATCTAGTTTGTTTTCTCCCGCAGGTAAGTTAATGACACCACCAGCATAATGGAGGGTATCCTTTATCTCAATGCCCTGCGGGCCACGATAATTGACTATTGGTTGCTTATATAAAAGATTAGCGTGAGATGCCCACATAGAAGCAAGTTTGTTCAGCAAATCGCCAGTCTGCCTGTTGGGAGCAAATATACTCTCCCCATAACCTTTCATCTCACTCTCTAAATTACCCCTTATTGGAGGTCTAGTGGCTACAGGGGCAATTAGAACAGGCATCGAGTCTATTTTATACTCTTCGGGCTCTTTAAGGAATTCACCTTCACAGATAATAGCATTGCTTATCTTCTTTGCATCCTCATATTTCCAGTAGTCAATAACATCATAGCTCTTTGCTTCTTTCGCCCACGGTTTATACCACGGAGATTTGCGCTTTATCTTCCCATATTCATCTTCCAACGCTTCGGGGGAGCTGGAGGTTGTATAAGCAGTCCACAGTAAACCATTAGCACCTGTCTGATAGACCAACCATCTTGGGTCATAGGGTAAAAAGTCAAAGATAACATTCTTGCCAACCTTATAGACCAAGAACCTGCCAGCCACCCAACCCCTAACGATTGAATACCAAACAAGGTTTTCTTTAAGTGTCCCCATAAGCAAATCAATCAGCCGTTCATCTGCTTTTTCAAAGCCATACTCAAGCAATCTCTCCAGTTTACCCATCGCTTCCCGCATATCCTCGCCCTCAGTCTCAGCCATCCTGACCGCAATCTGCCTTTCAGAAGAGGAAAGAATAGACTGCACATCATCGGAAAAGGTGCGGAAGTCATTGCCAATAACCTCAATGTCTGTATCTCTAGCCTTCCCACCAGTTCTATACAATTCAGCTACATACTCGGCAGTACCCCTCTGACTCGCTCTCTTCATATCCCAGCGGTCAAAATCACCATCCATTCTCACGAAGCGGTCATTGAAATCACTCATCCTAGTTGTAACATCACTTGTTATCTGGGCTGCATCTTCCATAAGTACTCCTTAAAATACCTGTCTTCCATTAACCCACATACTTGCCTTGACTGTATTACCCGAATATTTCAGCATCTGATTGGCAAGCATTAAACTAATTACCGTATCACCGTGAGTCGCCCCCGTTGGAACAGGTTTAGAATTGACCCACTGATATTCCATCATCTCTTTGACTTGAGGCTTAAATCTAGTTGTCAAACTCCCATCGTTTATACTCTGGATTAACTCTACGATAGCTGTTTGTTTGTTCTTTTCCCCCGTAGTCCAACCAACCTTCTCCGTTCCGTTTATTTCCCTGTTGGAGTCTCTCTTTTTCTGTGCTTCACTGGAAAACAATTTCGGGTATCCGAGTTCCCTCAGTTTATTCATTGCGGCTACACCAAGACCATTATTTTCAACTGCCAACAGGCACTCAAAATACTCTCGGCACAATTTATCAATCTCATAGGCATATAAATCGGTAGCAAGTTTATTGGTATAAATCTTGGCAACCAACTCGGTGTTTAGACCATCTTTCCCCAATATACTTAAACTGGAATAGTCCCCCCCTACTCCTTCGCCCACATCAGCACCAGCGACATAGGTTACTCCAACTCTAGGTTTAGAAAATATGTGAACAAACCCCTGTCTGACCTCTAAGGCATCTTCGGAGTTCTCCCACAGCTTGTCCATCTGCTCTTTCTTAAAGCAAGACTGGGCAGATTGAGGACTTAACGCCTCCTCTACGGTTCTGGGATAGTTTGCTTCCACAACCCAAGGTGTAGTCTCATTTTCCCGCATCATTGCATCATAAAAAGTCTGGTCTCTGTTAGGTCGGACATCATATCCATAAAAAAGTGCCTTAAAACTATTTTCACCCGCCTTGGCCGACCTCCAATGCCTCTTGAAATAAGAATCAGGCTTCGTCTTGTCCACTGTAGAGACTGAAACAAGCCGTCTATCGGGACTATCAGCTACGGTTGCCCTTGTATGACTTAAATTTACCTCAAAATAGGGATGAAAGTCGGATTCATCGTGTATTACTAATCCCGCTGTCTGCCCTAAGCCCGAAGTTTCCGTTGATGGGAAGGAGATTATCTGAGAACCCATCTCTGCGAACCCAAACTTCTCCCCCGAATTGGGATTTAAGGTAAATCTTTTCATCCAGTCAGGTAGATTGTCATAAACAATCTTTGATTTTGCTAAAAGTGCCCTTGATTCTAAATCCCCCTTTGAAATCTCTAAAACGGTGAAGCCGAAAACATTGTATATCTTCCATAAGGCGTATATCGCCAGAGCCCAACTTACCCCTATCTGCTTTGACTTTATCAGGTCTATTAACTGGTATGTCTGTAAATTGTCGTAGAAGTCAAGCAAGTGAGGCCACAACTCATAATCTAAAGCCAGGTCTCCAGGCTCCTGAATTTTAACATACGGCAAAAATTCCGATATGGGCGACCCCCTTATACGCCCTAATTCAAATAATTGCTCTTTCTTACTTATCATACCTTTTTCTTGCTATGGCCAGGGATTTGCACCCTACAACTTCTCGGTGCCCCAAGGGATAAGCCTACCGTCGCTTGTTATTGTTGTATCTTGCGGGATACTTATATTGTAGCCATAGTTACTGTATTGATATTCCATAAGCAATGCCTGAGACTTAGCTGATAGACACCAAAATAATGTCCACAAATTCATATTGCCCCCTATTCTGCTACCATAACTTTATTTACAGCTATCGTCCACTCACCTATCCAAAACAATAAGCTAGTAAAATCAATATACCAGCCATAAGAATACTTATTAAAAACCCTAATAACCTGGCTTTCACTTTATTTCTTCTAATAGGGCTTCTATGTGCTTTCATAACTTAACATAATGTAAGATTGGATTTTTACTGTAGCCGTTTTATAAGGTATCCTGCTCCTTATCTTGTTTTGTTGTAATAGTGTGTATGGGTATCATGGTTGTTGGTAATCGTAGACAAAACTAGAGCATAGACGAGAGCCACTGTTCATAGGCTATGCCTTCTCTTATGGCACTTATCGCACACAGTTATCAGGTTTTCTGGAGCATTAGAGCCACTCTTGTATAACTCCCTTATGTGATGAGCTACTAATCCCATACCCATCATAAAAGCACCACAATCCTGGCAAGTAAAGTCATCTCGCTCAATAACAAACTCCCTTAACCCCTGCCAGTAGTGAGCCGTTATTCCCAAGCCCTTCTTAATATCACGGGCAGTGTTAGCACACTTCTTTGAACAATAGGTTGCTCTCTGGTATACCGTGCTAAACTCACTTTGGCACACTGGGCATATTTTCTTTATTCTCGGAGCACGGTTATTAATCACGGCATTCTCTCCATACCAGTATGAGGCTTCACCAGCTCAACGCCAGGGCTGCTTAGTGCAATACTAGGTGGTAAACTACTCATTGACCCTATACTTACTACCTTTATGTATCCCGTTTATAAAGTTAGCATCGTGCCATACCTGATACTTGTATGCCCTTCTCAACCTCTGCTCAACCATACCGTATCGCTTCCCTACACTTTTAATGTAGCTTATTATATCTTGGGGTAAGACCGGCTTGATGTCCCCTAACGGCATAGTTTCCCATTCTGTGTTACCATCGGCTGTGTTACCCTGCTCCGTGTTACCCCGAACCTTCTTCATCCTGTCCTTGTTGTAACTGTTTCGCTTCTCCTTGTCCTTGTATGGCATTTTCCCTCCCTTTGTCCATTAGCTTGAAGAACTCCACTACTGTCGCTGCCTTTAAGAGGTCCCTATCTTCTTCATCTATGCCTAGTATAGCCTTGGGCTTGCCTTTTACCCTGTCTATTAGATACATACACGCTTCCCTATCTCCCTTGATACCCATATCGTATAGAGTCTTCATAAGAGTTTCTATAGCGTAGGGATGCTCTTTTATAAAGTCCTTTACTTGTGTTTTAAGCTTTGGTGGCCTTCCCCTACCGAGCTTATTCCCTGGCTGAAAGCCCACCTGTTTTACTTCACTATCCATATCTAATAAACTATGTTACCCCGTGTTATATATTGTGTCCTTTAATGTTTACTATATGTAGTATTCCCAGCCAGTAGCCCTCGTGTTGCCCCTCTAACTACGTCTATTCGCCCCGCACCTTTCAGGAGCTATCGAGTGACTGGGGAGTATTACTTTAAGCATTCCTTACAGCAGAAGGCTGTCGTTTCGTTAAGCATATTAGCAACTGACTTATCTACTTTGACAATCTTCTTGCAGTAGGCGCACATAACCTTAACCATTGTTGTCTTCTTCATTATAACCTCTTATTTGGTACAGCAAAGCTGATGATATATAGGACATCTTATTAGTTGGTCTATCTCTGACACAAAGACCAACACTCCAACCCGATAAAAGGAAGTTGAACGGCTATTAAACTTAGCCCGAAGGAACCGTTACTCTATACTTCCGCTTCCTGCTTATTAAATCGTGTTGAAGCCCTAAATTCATCACCTGTTTTAGTATGCTTCACCGAATTACAAGACCTGCAACACGGCACCAAATTATCAATATCGTTTGTTCCCCCACGAGTTAGTGGGATAACATGGTCTATTGTCATCTTATCATTTAAGGGCCTGCCACAATAGGCACAACAATTATTATACTCTTCTACCTTGTTCAACCAATCTTCATAAGAGAATGTGCCCTCTACTAATACCCTCTTCTTCCAATCTCTGTATCTAGCCCTAATAAGATTATGGGCTTTTATAGCCTCGGGGTCTCTCGTTTTACGAGTTCTCTT